CCTGCCGCTGCCTCTGCCGCTGCCGCTGATCCCGACACTGTTGTTTCGGGTGAGGACGTTATAAATAAACTAATGATGGAGTCCGATGCAGATGGCGGGGACGTTCTCAGGAAAAGACAAACTGCCGCTGACGACGCTAATAAAAAACTTTTAGAATCTATTATTAAACCTGATATGAGCGAAAAAGAAGCTACTAAAACTCTTGCAGACTATAAACAAAAGTTTATGGACGAGATGCCAGAGTACGAAGGTATGTCTGAAGCAGAGAAAGGGTTTGCCTTGATGGAGGCTGGCTTACGGGTTGCCGCTGGAGAAAGTCCTAATGCAATAACCAATGTTGCTAAAGGTCTTAAAGGTCTTGGTGCTACGTTCGCTAAAGATGATAAAGAAAAACGTGCTTGGAAACGTCAGGTTGATCTTTCTGCAGCTAAGTATGCATTACAGAAATCATCAACAGACGATGCAAATGCTTTGGCTTTAGCTAAAGAAAACAGAGTCTTCAAAACATTTATAGTAAAGACTCCTTTTACTGAAGGAGGAGTAAAATACGAAGAAGGAAGCATGTATCAACCAACAGTAGGTGCTATGAGGGAAGACAACTTTAGATCTATATTACCTAATTTGACTACAGAAGGTATTTATAAAAAATTAATAGAAGATAAAGTTGTTACGGCAGCTTTAATAAGGAAGACATATGGTCCTACGATGCTTGGTAGTGGGAAAGGTACTGAAAAAGGATCCGATTGGGAAAAATCTTTTGCCGCATACAATGATACATTAAAAGACTTAAAGACAAGCTCTACAATGGTAACTATGATCGATAGTTCTATAGAAATTAACGCTCAAGGTAAGGTTACAGGACTGACTAACTTGGGTAAAAGAGCAATAGCTAAACTTGCATCTTCCGCTGGTATGTCACAACAACTCAGTATTCTAAATAAATTTGGCGAAAAGGATGGTATAGATAGTTTAAAATTTAGAGACCAACAACAAGTTATAGCTAATATGATGCTAAGAGAAATTCTTGGCGAAGGTTCTAAAAACGTATCCAACATTGACCGTCAATTAGCTGGAGAAATAGTAGGTTTAATGACAGAATACGGAAGTATAGCAGCAGTTCCTGAACTTCTTAATGACCGTCTGCAAAGAATCAGAGCACAAGTTACTAACGGAATAACGACAAACATAAATAAATTAAGAGGAACTGAAGTTAGGTGGGAAAACTATGTTAATAGATCACAAAGGTCGCTTCCAGGTGAACTTTCTAGGGCAAAATCAGAAGCTGTTCCAGACATACTAATGCCCCAACCGAAAGCATCAAACAGAAGATCAAAAGAGGTTTCCGTTAGTGAAAGAGCACCTTTATTGTTTAAAGATTTCTATGACATGAAAACCATGAAACAAATTAAAAAAATACCAAGGCAATAAAATGGTTGAAATGACTTTACCTAGTGGCGTTGTACTTGACTTTGAAGACGCTACAGATTCTCAAATTCAAGAGGGTCTTTCTTCTTTAAAGAAAGAACAGCCTGAGTTGTTTGAGGATGCTCAAACTGATCCTCAAGAATCCGCTCCTGATTTAGCAACAGCTTCTTACGAAGAATTAAAAAACTACTATCAAAACGAGGGTTCTTCTATTGGAACAGAAAATACTGATACTGAAGTTTCTAATGAAGGTGAAATACAAGATCACAGTTTTCAATTTTTCTATGGAAGAGCCGACAACGATAGTGATAGAGAAGCTCGATTAACTTCTGAATTCGGTCCAGAAAGTTTTATTAAAATAGCTAGTGATGATTATGCACTTGATTTGAATAAAATATCTTCTGAGAAAAAACAAGAATATGATCTTCCACAAAGTGGAACAATACGGGTAAATCAACCTGGATTGTCTTGGTACGATGTATCAGGAGCGGCTGGTGCGGAAGCTGTACCATTGACCGCTGCCCTTGGAACAGGGTTAATGTTTAGTGGTGTGGGAATTATACCCGGAATGCTATTACAAGCTGCTGCTGGTGCAGGAGGTAAAGCTATTGATGAACTTGTTTTTGAAAAAATGGAAGGATTGCAGACGCAATCTGATGATCAGATATATGGCGATATTATAACGACAGGAGCTTTATATGGAGCTGGTGAACTTGTAGGAAGAGGTATCTTTGCAGGAGCAAGAAGACTTCTTAAAGGTCCAGGGCCAACTCCCGCTCAATCTAGAGTTTTAGAAATTGCAAAAAATGAAAATATAAGTGAAAAAGAAGCTACAAAAATAGCTAGAGAAGAATTAAAACAGGAACTTAGAGTAGCTGTAAAGGCTGGAGCTCGTCCTACTATTGAAGAAGTGTCTGGTAAATCTATTCAAGGAAGACTTCAGGCTATCTACGAAGGTATTTTTCCTAATACAGAAGTCGCTGTTAAAAACAGAAAATTTATCGACGACACGTTAAAATCTTTAGCTAAAGGGGACGTTACGGAAGCTGAAGCAAAAGCTATCTTAAATGACAATGCGGAGGCCGTTACAGACTTAGTTAGTAACGCAATGAAAAATGCTGACGTAGAACAAGCTTCAAAGTTAGCTGAACAACATTTAACTAAAGTTATTGATAATGAGTTCAAACTTATAAAGGATCTTTACAATCCAAGCACGGGATTGACCACTAACTGGCAACAGGGATTGAATCAAGTTGCTCGGTTGTTTGATCAGGATAGTGCAGTTCTTTACAAAAAATCTGAAGATTTATTAAAGGGTCTTAAAGACGGTGACGGTGCAAGCCTTGCTTCTTTTTCAAACCGTAAACTAAAAGAAATTATGGAGAATATACAAGGAGACAAGATTACAAGTTCTGTTCTTGGAGATACCTTTTCTAAAGGTTTGTTTAAATATATAGATGAAACACCTGCTTTTAGTTTGACCGAATTAAATTCTTTAAGATCTGCTCTAAGAATGTCTGCAAAAGATCCTGGCCTAACTCCAGGAATATTAGATAGTCATATAGGCAAAATGGTTAAGTCTATTGATGAAACTATTGATGATAAATTAGGGTATTTAGCTTCTTTAAGATCAGGTAAGGGTAATTTTGGTGCTTCTGAAGAAGCTTTAGATCAAGGAGTAAGAGCACTTCGGTTAGCTCAGAGACTTTATTCTAAAGGAATTAATAGGTTTAAACAGGGAGCCGTTGATATGCTTGATAAAAACATCAAGCAAGGGGTTCTTTTTGGAGAAAAAGCGGTACTAGAAACTATTGTCCAACCTGGAAATGCTGCCCAGTTAAATGCTTTTTTAAAGGCTGTAACACCTAGTGGAAGATCTATAGGGGGGATAACTTCTGTTTCACCCACTGTTTTTGATGATGCGGCTTCTTTAGCTTTAACGAAAGGACCTGTTTCAAAAGGAGAACCTTCTTTTATTGAACAAGCTACCAATTTTTTACGTGCTAATGATGTTCCAGATGATGTTTTACCAAAAGTTCCTGATTTTGTTAAAAATTTAAAACCAGATGATCCATATTTGACGGACCTAACAACTCAGTTTGCTGGTCAAATGAGGAATTACTCTAAACTAGCTTCAAACAGATCTACTCCTTTAGAGTTTAGAAATGGCATTAGAGATAGCATTGCTAAAGAATGGTTGTCTCAAGCTGAGAGAACATCTCAAACATCAGGTCGGTTTGATGCCGTTTCTTTTGTACAAAAATTTGATGAGTTAGGGGCGGATGTTCAGAAGGCATTATTTGGAAAACAGAATGCTGAAGCTATAAAATCTTTAACAAGGGATTATTTAATTCTAGGTCGCCCTACCAAAGAAATATCTGAGGCTATATCAGAAACTTTAGGTTCTACAGCGTCTGCTATAAGAGCAAAGGCTGAAGGTATGTCTGGCAATGTAAGTATTAAAAACCAGTTATCTCAACTGAAAGAAATAACTAAGGTTGCTCAAGAACAAAGCGAGGACGCTCTTTTTAGAGCAGTTAAAAACGGAAAGATTGAAAACGCTGATGATCTCGTTCAAGCTGTTTTAAAGAGTCCTCAAAACTATGATAAGCTGGTTAAAGTTATCGGTGAAGATGCTTTGAGTAATCCTAACAATATAAATCTTAAAGACATGATCATGTCTAGAATTTTAGCTCCAGCTTTTCCTGATGGGGTAACATCTGACGCTGTATCTTCTGGGTCTTGGGGCAAGCCTGTTCGAGATACAATTGCTAAACTTAACAGGAACGGATCTTTAAACAAAATATTGGGTAAAGATGTCGTTAGCGATTTAATTAAAGCAAGCAAGTTAGGCGAAAGAATATCCGATATTTCTTTAGGGGGTAAAGCCGCTCTTGCTCCAGCTACTTTTGCTGCTGGGGCTATGGCAAACTTTATTAGAGGACCTTTGCAACTATTGGGAAAAGCAACGGGTATTTATTTTATAGGAAGAGCCTTTAGATCAAAGACATATCTTGATTTCTTGTTAAAGCCTAACTATGGAGGAAAAAGACTTTACGAAAAAGGTATTGCCGCTGGAGCAGATTTAGGTAAGAGAAATCCTGCTTTGATGGAATTAAAAGATCGTCTTTTACAGCAGGCTCGACTAATAGCAGCAACTTCTCTTGCACCCGATAGCGACACAAGAGAACAAGTTAGTCAGGGGGTTGAGGCTGTTAAGAGCCAAGCTCAACCTGTCGTTCAACAGATGCAACCTGTTGTTCAAGATATTCAGCAACAGCTTCCCAGTCCTTCGCAAGCTACGTCTGCTTTACGACAGGCAGAATTGAATAAACTTCTGGGAATGACACCAACACAATGATACGCCTTTCCACACACTTCTCGTTGAAAGAACTGACTAGGTCTGAAACAGCAGTCCGAAAGGGGATTAACAATGAGCCAGAGGAAAGAGAGATAGAAAACCTGAAGATCTTGTGCGAGAACATACTGGAGCCCGTCAGGGTTCATTATGGAATACCATTTGTTCCATCGAGCGGGTTCAGGTCTTTAGCCTTGAACACGGACATTGGATCATCCGACAGGTCACAACACATAAAGGGACAAGCCGTAGATTTTGAAATACCAGGTGTACCCAATATGGAAGTAGCCTTGTGGGTTAAAAAGAACCTAGAGTATGACCAGTTGATACTAGAGTTTTACAAGAAGGACGTGCCAGATTCAGGATGGGTGCATTGCAGCTATGACCGAGAACGAAACCGAAAAGACTCAAAGCGTTTCGATGGGAAAACCTGGGCCACGTTGTCTTAAATGTGGCAGTACTAAACCAAGCATCTTTGTCCATGGACACTACCAGTGCGCTGATTGTAAATCGATCACGGACGGTGATTGCTGCCAAGGGGCTTCTATTTTTATATAAACTTAGGGCCAGTTATCCATGCGACTAATGAGTATCTTGTACCCGTCTTCACTGGTTTTACTCTGTGTAAATAGTATGATGGAAACATGATTACTGATCCTGTTGTATAGTATGGATCAGCATCCTTAAAGTCTAGCTCTCCACCCGTATAGTCATCGTTAAGTATGACACTCACAGATATTTTGCGTACTATGTTTTGTTGATTTGGAATAGGAGTAACTCCATTTCCGTCTACGTGCCAGCCGTAGTATTCTCCTTCGTGATATCTTGTAAGTTGTAGCTCTTCCATACCATTTATGTCAAAATTCCACTGAGCGGTTTCATTAGCAATTTTGTACAGAGAATTTAAAGTATTTTTTATGTCTTTATCATGTATCCAGAATATATCGCATTTTCGATCAAAGATAGTTCTTCTTTTATCTATGGCAACAGGCGTTTTATAAATGGCAGTTTCAGTACCTTCGATCCAATTATTCTTTCCAAGGGATATAAGGTAGTCGCACTGCTCTTTGGTAAATGCTTTCTCAATAGTTGTTATTGTCAAGGTTGTTCCTTACGTTATGTTATGGTCTAACATCCTATTTAGCTGACCCCCAGTTGTCTCCCAACCCTACATCGATCCTAGAAGGTATCTTCATCTCTGGCACACAAGTCTCCATAATATTCTTTATTGTTGCCACCTGTTCATCACTCTCTATAGAAAAACAAAGCTCATCGTGAACAGTGAGCATGGGCCAATGACCACTTTCCATGCAGTCTTTCATAGCCTTCTTTGTCTGATCTGCGGCAGAGGCTTGGATAAGTCTGTTGAGAGCCTTGTATACAAAAGCTACCTGATACCTTTCAGGGTTCATACTCGCCCAATTACTTTCTCTCTCATCAACAGGAGTATTTAAAACTTCTATCCACCGCTCTTCCAGCTTATCAATGTGAATTGGTTTCTTATACTCTCTTGAGTAACCCTTGAGTTCTCTCATTGGGAAACGACATCTCCTCCCCAGTAAGGTCTTCACCTCGGATCGGCTAGATGCTGCATCCATAACAGAAGATGCCAAGGCACGGATAAACGGAACCTTCTCGTCATACTCGTTACGTAACAGTTTGGCTTCTTCAAACGGAATGTCCCCCAGTGTCTGGGCTAACTTGCCTATACCCATACCGTACATGATACCCAGGTTGATTGTCTTGGCGTGGGTTCTGCTAACGCCAGCCATGTCGGCAACAATCTGATGGAAGTCTAGGTCGTCATTCTGATACTGAGCAGCAATCTCCTTTACCTTCTCGTTATCCTTAGTTGAAGGTGTAAGACAGGCATAGTGCATCATCCATCGAGGCTCTTGAGCACTGTAGTCAAAGCTTCCCCAACGACAACCCTCTTCTGGTATAAACAGCCCTCTGATAAGAGACTTGATCTCTGGGTGTCTAGAAGGAACTTGCTGCAGGTTAGGATTGCTTGACGAGAACCTACCGGAAACCGTCCCACCCTCGTCCGATCTAAGCTGGTTGAACTGGCAGTGGATACGGCCCTTGTGTTGGTGGTTAAGTATCGTATCAACAAAAGTCGTGTTGGCTTTATTGTACTCTCGAACCTCAAGTATCTTCCTTGCCACAGGGTGTTCGTGGGTTTTAAGAAAGTGTTTTGTAAAGCTCGGTGCGTCAGATTTTAGCGTTCTCTCGTAGGTCAATCCAAGGTTGTCAAAGGCCGAGGCAAGGCTTTTCGCGTTCCATGGTTCAATGTGGACCTTTGTTTCCTCGTAGAGCTCCTTCAGTATTTTATTCTCTTTTGAAACAAGATACTTCTTTGTCTGTTCCGCTTTTTCTACGTCTACCCTAACGCCTCTACGTTTCATCTCAAACACAAGGGGAAGAAGAGCAAGCTCCATCTTCAAGATGTCAAGGCAACCATCTTCGACCAGCTTCTTATGCAGGACATGCCACAACCGCAAGGTAAGATCCGCATCCCCCTCGGCATATAGGGCAACCCTTTCGGCCGGAAGCTTCCACATTTCTGCTTTGGCGTTAACACCATGTTGGTTAGCAGCTCGTCTTAGGTCTTCTTCTTTTTTTCCTTCGCCCAGATACGTCCTACCAATAGCGTTAAGAGAGTAGCTGAATCTGTTTTCATCCAGCAAGGGTGCGGCGACCATAGTGTCAAGGATATCACCTTTTACCTCAATTCCTTCTGATAGTAACCAACCCAAGTCATATTGAGCGTTGTGAAAGACGACAGACATACCGTGATCAAGTTGGTCTTGGAGCCAGCCAACCACCAAGTCTTTCGCCATGTTTCCGCCACCTTCGTGGCCTATCGGCAAATAGGCTTGCCAATCAGAGGCTGCAACAGCAATACCTATAAGCTTGCCGTCATCTCTTGCCCAACCTGGCCCCAAGTCTAGTAGACGGGGGTCCTTCGTCTCAACATCTACAGCGATTATCTTTTCGCCAGACAAGTCTGGAAGATGATCGGGCGGAGACCAAACCTTTTCGTCAAATAAATCTTCACGCATCTTTCTGAGCCAACGCTGCCCATATAGAAGTATACGCAGAAGCATCCACTCCGTCATCTATATTTAAAGACCCCACTTCATCTCTAGATACTTTCAAAAGAACCATGCAGAAGGCTACTTCTTGAGCCGTTATTGGCGTATTTAAATAGGCACTCCACAAGTCAGCCACCCTCTTATGTTGTAGAGTATAGTCCCCATGTTGTACGGCGCGATCTCCACTGACCAGTGATGCGGCTTTTTTTAATATTTCTTCTGGTTTCATAACGCATAGTTCCTGTCTGTTTGAGGGTAAAGTACATGGAGAGATTGCTTGGCTCTTGTAACAGCTACATAGAAAACACGATGCTCCGTTGCAGGTATCTTCTGATATTCTTTGTGCGCTGCGTAAGATAAATCTGGAACGACTATAATGTTGTCGGCTTCTCCCCCTTTCATTGAGTGTATGGTGCTTACCTTTATACGAGGGTTCTTCACGTTGTCTCCCCGCCTGAGAGCATTAAGAACATAGTTCTTTGTCTCTAAATCTATCTTGCCCAAGGCCCTGTGCCACCTGTTGGACTCATCCATTATCAGACCCAGGTTGGTCTTGGCGTACTGCATCGTGTAACCTTCTTCTTCGTTAAGAAGCAACAGGTTCTTTGACCGTGGACCATTGCCCTTGATAAACCCTTCCCCGACAATCATGAAGGTGTAGATGTTTCTGATTTTAGCTGGCGACATAGGTGCTCCCTTACACCAACTTTCCCAATCAGTAAGGGCTTCATATGTCTTGAGCGGAATGCTTGGATGACCGTTTCGGCTGTACACCCATCCCTCACTACGAAGTTCAGCGGCATAGTAGGAAGCAATTCTATTGGTCCTAGCCATGAGACACCACTCGCCTTCTTGCATTGGAATGTCCCACATGTTCTGATGATACCGGACGCTTCCCTCATCTTCTTTGGGATACCAATCTTTCGGAGCTCTGTTGTCTATTCGGTTGACAATAGATTGTGCTTGATCCCAAACGGACACCGGAACACGGTAAGACTGATTAAGAACCGTCTTCTTCTCCGTTGCGTTTAGGAAAGCACTAACGTCTGCACCCTGGAAGTTCATGATTGCCTGGTCATCGTCGCCAGTGAATATCTGTAGCCGAGGCTTCTTCCTGAGTACATCGACCATCTTCCATTGAAGGGTGGAGAGATCCTGTGCCTCATCAACAAACAAAGCTTCTATATCTGGGCAGACATCAGAGGCAATGAAGTTCTCAATCATGTCTGTAAAATCTATCTTCTTGTAAGTCTGCTTGTAGTTTTCATAAGCTCGAACCAAGTGCATTAGTTCAGAGAAGTCTATCTTGTAGTCTGCTTGCAAACGATACATCTCCTCAATGGGAATACCTTTGCTGCGGGACAGGTGATAGAGGTTCATGTAGCTATCGCCTTTGGAAGCCCCCAAAGTATCGAAGTCTGTTTCGACATCAAAATTCTTTGAGCCAAAGATA